CAGTATGTGCAGGGCACACAAAGACAGCAAAGCTCGGACAGGTTAAGACTGACGAAGAATGCGCGGAGTTGCTAAAACAAGATGCTAAGCATGCGGAAGCTGCTGTGCGTCGCCTAGTAAAGACTCCTGTGACTCAGCGCCAGTTCGATGCGCTTACTAGCTTTGTGTTTAATGTCGGTGAGACTAGCTTTGCTAAGTCCACTCTGCTTAAGAAGGTCAATGCTTTTGACTGCTTGGGCGCTGGCAAAGAGTTTGCCCGCTGGACTTATGCCGGTGGGCAGCAGTTGCCAGGACTTGTTAAGCGTAGAAGTGATGAACGCAGGGAATGGGAGAGCGGCTGTGCCACAGGAAACTTTAAAGTTAGCTACTCGGCGCATGGTAACCACACACCTACGGGTGCATGGGTCCAAGCGCGTAGACCTAACCCCGGCTCTCCTGAGCTACTGGCACGGAAGGCTCAATACAGCCTTATTCGACCGGGAGCTTAAGCGCGTACAGCTAACCTGCGGCAAGAGTATAGACATGGGTGGCCCAGTGATGGGCTACTATGACTACGATGATGACGAGCCTATCTTGCACATCGACAAGCGCTGCAAGACTCGGGCTGAGGTTATTAATACCCTTGCCCACGAAATGATACATCAACTACAGCATGAGCGCGAGCTAAGTGTTAACCACGGTTCTTTCTTTAAGGCACAAGCCAAGCGCCTGCAACAATACGGATTACAACCATGAACTATAGTTCTAATCAGATCGGGCTTACCCAAGCCACGGTCTATGACATTAGCGCGGCAGACCTTGCTGGTGCTAACAGCGGGCAGCGACCGGACTTGCTTGCTAAAACGCAGGCTATCTTTCGTACACCTGACCAAAAGCTGTACGCGGCTAACGCAGCGCGTAACCAACTGGTTGCTGCGGCTGTGCCGGTAACTGTGAATACCGATCCCCTCACCGGGAAGGCCACGGGCTTGGTCGGGCCGGATGGCAGTGCGATTAGCTTGGGTGGTGGTATGTCCACAGGCCGCACGATTACAGGCGCACAAACGGCAGCGCTGACTGACGCAAACACCATCGTTTATACAAACTCGGCTTCTGCCGTAGCTTTGACCATTCCCAATGATGCGACGGTGGCTTGGGCTGTTGATACGGTTATCGGACTGTATCAAGCGGGTGCTGGCATATCCTCTTTTGCTGCTGGTTCTGGTGTCACTTTGCGAAGTCCAGCAGGCATCGCAGCATCGGTGCAGTACGCCCACATATATGTGCGCAAGGTAGCCACAAACGAATGGGCTTTGGTATGACCAGCGGCCACGTAATCCGCAACAGCAAAGCGGCATTGGTTGACCCTTCGCAGGGGTATGACATTGTTTTGCTTTCGGGGCAGTCCAACATGTGTGGGCGTGGTGCCGTAGTTGTTGGCACTGATATTTACGACACGGCGGTCGATCAATACGATGGAAATTCAATATCCACGCTGTATCGAACCATTCGCACCGGGGCAGACCCATTACAGCAGCCAGAGCTTTCGATTCCGCTTTCGACTGGTGTTGGTCCGGGGGTTTCTTTTGGCCGCGCTTATGCCGCAGCCACGGGGCGCAAAGTCTTGCTGGTGCCTTCTGCTTGGGGTGGCACTGGTTTGGTGGGTGGTTCAACCATTACGTGGAGTCCTTACGGCTCAAACAACCGAGACTTTCTCAATGCGATTGACCAAGCAAACCGCGCTATCTCCGCAGCGATTGCTAAATATCCCAATAGCCAATATGTTGGCAATCTTTGGCTTCAGGGAGAGGCTGACGGCAGTGTAAACATCACGAAAGCGGCTTACCAAAGTGCATTGATTGACATGCTGGCTGCTTTCAGATCGCAAATTATGGGTGCGTCCGGCTCTTGGACAATCATCGGCCAAATGATGCCAGAAGCCATCGTGACTCAGGGCAGTACTTACGCGCAGATTGACCGCGCTCACAAGGAAGTTGCCGCTACTCAGATACGTATGGCTTTTGCCTCGATTGGCACAGGCTACAACAGCGGTGATAACTTGCACTACAACGCAGCAGGCGCAAGGCTCATTGGCACAACCATGCAAGGGCGGGTTGCTGACGCCAAGTTGCGCACAGAGTCTGCACTACCAGGAGCAGTGATAAACCTTGCGACCACTGGCGCAAGTCAAAGTGCAATACCCTTGAGCTGGGACTTTCCAAGCACTGGCGGCATTACCACCAGTTTTTACGGTGAATACAAGGCAACCGCCTCCGGTACATGGCTTCCCATGGTCATGAATGGGCTGGCAACATCGCTTTCTGTTTCTGGGTTGACGCCAAGCACAAGCTACGACTTCCGCATTCGCTCTGTCAACTCCAACGGAAACGGCACCTTTGCAACGCTAACCACAAGCACTGCGGCGGCTGACGTTTTGAGCAACGTCCGACTAGGAACGCTTACCGGCATTATTGAAACAGGTGATGGCACAGCAGGCTGGAACTACGGCGCAAGCACTGGCGCGACTTTCGCTGCTAACCATGCGGGTGTTTCCAGCTTGAAGCTGCCAGCAGGCGTAAACGGTGGTATCCGATGGACGCTCAATAGCACCTATAACAGCGGACGTGCTTGGATGCTGGGCGTTGTGACTTCGCAAACTGACCCCGCTTACAACACGGGCGCGAGCGGCTATTTGTACGCGGTTTATAACGGCGGAACACAGTATTCGTTGAAGAAGGACGGTTCAGCAACTACGGTTAACCCGACAACAGTGGTGACACCTGAAACGGGCGACATCATGCAATTGCGCAGAGTTGGCGGCGTCTGGGTTGCTGAAGTTGCAAAAGCTGCAACACCAAATGCGTTTACTACGATTTACACGTTTGCCGTCACCAACAACGCAGATGTGTGGTTTGCAGTGAGCGCTAACAGCACAACGGGAACCAGCATCATGAATGGCCCGCTGGTTGGTATCAACGTGGCATAACCCCCCATCCCTCAGCACGAAGCATGAAAACACTAACAGCAATGTTGGTAGCCGTAGTTTTAGGCCTATCTGGCCTAGGCTACGGCCTTTACCACAAGAACTCCGTACTTTCTACAGAGAACCAAAGGCTCACAGAAGCCTCCAAACGGGCCGTAGAGCGCGAATTGGAGTACCGTCGGATACTTGGTACCCGTCAGAAAGAAATCGCCTCACAGGCCCGCAAATTGGCTCAGGCAAATGCGGCCCTCTCAGAGGCCCTACAACGCAATAAATCATGGAGTGACACCGATGTACCACCCGATGTGCAAAAAGCTCTCAGTGGGCCTCCTGATGGCCTTGCTGACGGGCTGTAGCACGATTAAATACGTGCGCGAACTGCCTCCCGCCGAGTTGCTGGAGGACTGCAAGGTTACTGCTGCCGAGGTTAAGACCAACGGGCAGTTAGCCTCAGCGTACCAAGTGGCTAGGAATGACTTAGCCGTATGTAACATTGACAAGAGAAGCCTGCGAGAGTGGGCTAAGCAAGAATGACCTATGCTTCTATCGCAGTACGCAAACCCTACGCCAAGAGTGCGTCGCTCGGCGCGGTTAACGCCGCCCATACAGTAACAGTTGGTGATGCTGCTAGCCTCACCTTTGGCGTGTTTAGCGTCAACGCAGCCAGTGGCATCCAGCTAGTGGCCGAGGGGCAACTCAGCGATGCTGGCCCTTGGCTGGCTATGCACCTTATGCCAACCAACGACCTAAGTCCTGGTACACCCATCGCCATTACGCCTGCTATCAGCACCCTCCCGACTAACGGTTGGCGTGTGGATACCCAAGGCTTCATCACAGTGCGTTTGCGTGTTAGCGCTTGGACAGCAGGCAGCGTGGTAGTAGAGTCTCGTCTCAGCGACAAGCTCTATAGCTAAGACTAAGCTCCTACACAAAATGCTAAATTTGCTATAAATTTGTGTGGGGGCACCTCCAACTCTCCCCCGACCCAGTTCCCCCTAGGGGCCTTGCCACTCACGCGCACGCGTAGCCCATTAGACGCGCGCGGTATAGGACAGCCCTAGCCTCATCCTATTATAGCACACATTGAAAGGCCTTGCAATCATGGGGTTATTGGCAATGGTGTATCATGGCATGCGTAGCGCGTCACATTACAAGGCTTCGCCTTAAGGTGTACGGATGGGCTATCTGTTTACTCTTATGGCTTATGGCTTCGCCCTGTATTACCGATAATGCTTTGGGATGTGCTACAATGCATGGCGAGATTAGGCTTAACGTGATACGGTACCTATATTACAGCTACAAACCAAAGGACTAAGCTTATCGAACGTGCATCTATTGCTAGTAAGCCTACTAGTAAGCCTACTAGTAAGCCTTGGAGCTTCGCTCAGTTAGCCCTAGAGCTAGAGAGCTAGTAGACTAAGCCTATAGACTGTGCTACAATGCAGGCAAGGTAGCTACAGAGCTTACAGACTAAGCGAATAGACTAGACTAGTTGACAGATAGGTTAGTTAGTATGCTATAATGCAGACAATGCAAATAGCGCCATGCTGTAAGAGCTACTAGCAAGACTTGCTAGAGTGTTTACAGGATGGTTAAAACTGTGATACAATGCAGTTATCGGTTAACAGACGTATGCTAGTGAATGCAAGTCGTTCTAGGGTATAGTTAACAGATAAATGATAGTTGATAGTTTAAGGGTTGTATGTTACAATACAATCACTCGCAAG